CTGTAAACACAGGGATAGCCACACCTTTCGGTGTCATCAGTTTTAATCCGCTGATGTACCGGAGGGAAAGTTATCCCTGTGGGAACTGTGAGATATATCACTCACACACCAACAGGATCTCTCCCCTAGGATTAAGCCCCTAGTAAAGGCCGACAACCTTATTGTCCCCCTACTTGGCTAAATAAGTAGATGTTAATTATCTTTTATCTATGAAAAACAACAGAATTGATTTTCATAAATTACAAAAGATAATCAACTGGTTACTTATCTCCTTTGGAGATAAGCAGCCGGTACTACTTAAAGACTTTACAGTTTTACTAAAGGTATTAGAGAAGATACAAAATGAGAGAGGTCCGAAAGGACTAATCTCATATTGTAAATCTCTGAGAGGTAACTTATTCAATTACTTCTCCGGAAATAATATCCGTATACCGGGTGTAAAACTGACAAAAGATGGTATTCCGAAAGTTCTACACTCCCTTATACCAATAATACGTAGAAGACAATTCCTAGTAATAGCAATTATCTTGACGATATTATTTAGTACAAGGGCGTTGAAAATCGGAAAGAATCCCAATTTCGAACCGATCATAGCTCGTCCAAAGGACATGCCTGATCTAAGTGAATTTGTTGATTCTTTCTGACGAACTCTAGGATATCAGAAGTTATCCCATATTCCTAGATACTTAGAAGCTGATACAAGAATGCTCAGAACTAAAGCTGGACCAAACGGTCATAGCCTTAATACTAGTATTCTTGATCTACTTTCACTTTCCAAATTCTTTAGAGATACTCTGAAGATATTAGGTGGTGAATCATTATCAAAAATGATCTTCGTAAATAGTCATATGAGGATGCTGAAGTTTCTTTTTAAATACTTTGGTCCTATGCATGGAAAGGAAAGAATGGTAACTTACTCTCGTAAATTATCATATTTCCCTGACCGTGAGGACAAAGTAAGGGTTATTGGTGTCCTTGACTGATGAAGTCAATTGGCACTGAAACCCTTGCATAAGCATTTAGCTCATGTATTAAAGAGAATACCTCAGGACTGTACTGATGACCAAAATAAGTTTCCCTCTCTATTAAAGGAAGGGAAGATATTCTATAGTGTTGATTTATCAAACGCTACAGATAGATTTCCCATTTCCCTAATAGAGAAGGTCTTATTAGGTCGTTTACCACCTTTATATGTTAAAGCATGAAAAGAAACGATGGTAGGTAAACCATTCAAGGTATCTGGAGAGGATAGATTTATCTATTACTCGACAGGGAACCCAATGGGTGCCTACTCATCTTTCAATTCTTTTGCATTAGCACATCACTACCTTATATATTATCTCTGTAGAAAGAATAACGTATCTTGGAAAAGATTACCTTATGCTCTCCTTGGAGATGATATTGTGATAGCTGATGGTAAAATTGGTAAACAGTATATTAAACTGATACAATCTCTTGGTCTTGAATACTCAC